GGAGATGTTACTGGCAGAGGTAAATCGTTTTGTCATATCCGGTGGTGTTGCTCGCAGGGAGTTCCGTTATCTGCCGTTTTCAGGTGCAGGAAACTCCAGGTATATACCTACACTGTTGACTAATGTCGTAGTTAGCTGGGTGGATGAGGGTGAGACAAAACCCAAAACCAAACCCACTATTGACAGGGTAGAGCAGACACTGAAGAAGTTGGCTGCAATAGTAATGCTTACCGAAGAGATTGTTGAGGATGCAGTCATTAACCTTGTTTCCTTATGCGGTCAGTTAATAGGTGAAGCTATCGCTGCTGAAGAAGATAATCAGTTCTTCGCAGGTACAGGTGCACCGTGGACAGGTATAATCAACAATGCAAATGTTGTTAGTGTTGCTCTTGCTGCTGGTGTTGGTCCTGTTGATATGCGTCCCGAAGCATTATTGGCAATGACCATAGCAACTCCTGAAGGGGCAGTTGCCGGAGCTAAGTATTATATGCATCGCCAGGTATGGGCAGCTATATGTGCAAGAAGGGCCGATGCAGTTGCAGAAAATGATACCAAAGGTAATTATCTGATCCAGCAACCTACACAGGGCAGCCCCGGATCAATATGGGGATTCCCGGTTGTATTAGTAGAGGCCATGCCTTCGCTGACAGACCTGGGCTATACCCTGGATGAGACTAGTGGCGACTGTGATCCTGACCTTCCGTTCCTGATCTTCGGCAACCTCCAGAAATGTGTTGCTTATGGAGACAAGCAAGGATTGAGGGTTAAGGTTCTTGACCAGGCATCGGTGTATGATGATAATGACAATCTTATCAATCTCGCTGAGAGAGATATGATAGCTTTGAGAGTTCACAAAAGGGTTGGATATGTTATAATCCTTCCAGGTGGAATCTGTGTATTGTCAACAGGTGCGGCATCATAGTATTAACTAAAGGTGAGTGGGGCAACTCACTCTCCTTTTTAAATATTTAATATGAAAAAAGGTAAAGTATCACTCCCGAAATATGGAGTTAGAAAAAAGATGATCCCACGAAAAGGGAGACCTATTGAATTTGGTTATAACAGCAGACCAAAACCAAATGCCGGAAGAATCTTTAAAAAAGAAGATAAGACAGTCTATGAGACTAAAGAGTTTAAAGGCACACTTACAACAAAGGATCTCGAGGCTATCTCGTTGGCTAAACTTGCAGAATCCATAGGTAGTTATCCTATTGAGACGGTTAAGTTACTCTTAAAAGATTATCGTAAGGGAGCAAAACATCTGGCAGAAGAAGAGTTGGCAAGGCGTGAGGGTTGAACAGATATATACGAGTTCATCTGTTATCTATTTCGGTGATAAGATGATGAATAAATACGGGCTTGTACCATATAGTGATGAGTCTAAGCCTGTACTTATCTATGGTATGTATAAGGATAGGGATTATGAGTTAATGCAGAAAACGAAATGTCTTGTCATCTGGTGCGGATCAGATGCAAGGATTATCAATCCGGGAAGGGCAAAGATATTAAATAAATATCCTGCACGTCATATTGCAAAGAGCAAGGATATATATTATTCACTTAAAGCATGGGGCGTGAAGAGTGAGATAATACCCGTGACAGCAACGATGCCCACGATAAGTGTCAAGCCACGTGGAGATAAGATATATTGTTACATAGGCTCAGACAGTCCGGGCATGAAGAGAAAATATAATCTCAATCTTATCGAGGGCTTACAGAAGGGGTTGCCATATAAGTTTATCATCACTACATACAGGCAATATTCTCACGAGACGGTTATGAAATTTTACAGACAGTGTTTTATAGGAATAAGGCTATTAGAACATGACGGATTGTCGAATACAATACTCGAAATGGGCATGATGGGACGCAGGACAATATCTAACAGCGGCCTTCCGTGTGCCATACCGTGGAGAAGGAAACAGGATCTTGCCAGGATAATTATAGAGGAGTACAAGATAAGGCATACAGACAATACAGCTATCAGTAAGGCGACAAGTAAATTTATAGATATAGGGGATTCATGGTTAGAGATATGATAACAGTTTTCACAGCATCATACAATTATTCAGGGTATCTCGAAACAGCTATTCGGAGTGTCCTCGGCCAGACGTATAAAGATTTCGAGTATCATCTTATCGACTATGGTTCTACTGATGACACATGGAAGATAATGAATAAATATACTAACGATCCTCGCGTACGGGCAATAAAGATAGTATCACAGGCGAATAAAGTTCATGCCATGAATGAGAGCATACGTTTGGCAAAGGGTGATTTTTGGGTATGGTGTCCGGCTGATGACAGACTGGATTGTCACTTACTTGAGCGAGCTGTTGAATATTCAAAGCGTTATCCTGGAGCTGTTCTTTATAGTGATGCTTATATTATCAATGAGACTAACCGTGTTATCGCAATGAAGCGGAGGCCGGAGTTTACTGAAGCCGAGTTAGCTGAAGTGATATGGCAAAAGAGCGTAATAGGGTTTACCGGGATTGTTATACCGATGTATATTTTCCGGGATATGAATTTATATTTCTGTGAAGAAGAAAATTATAGTGAAGACTATCGATGGATGATTGAAGCTGTTATGCAGGGTATTAAATTCAGGCATATACCCGAATATCTGGTATATAAGCGAAAACATAAAAGTTCATGTACTAAGCGAGAATATGATGATATAATAGCAAATATTGGAGTAATACACAAGGAGTTAAGGGAAAAATATGATAAATAAGTGTATATATTTCTTTTGGGGTAACCCGGTGATGTCGTGGATGCGGTATATGACACTATATTCCTTTCGGCAAATGAACCCTGATTGGGAAATGAATCTTTATTTATCTAAGCATAAGCAGAACGGAAAGACATGGCGGATGCGTAACCTTCAGGATTTCTTCTTTTACAATGGCGCTAATTATATCAATCGAATAAATGATTTGGGGCTTCATATCAAGACTCTTAATAAGTACCAGGATATGACCCCTTCTCATGCGAGTAACTTTTTTAAATGGGACCTATTGTCAAATGGTAGTGGTATTTACGCCGATATGGATATACTCTGGACTAAGCCTATGGATGATTTTTACAACCAGATAAAAGGGTATGATGTAGCTATCTGTCAGACTAATTTCCTATCTATCGGGTTGCTTGGTTCATCAGGTAATAAGTTTTTTAAGGATATATACGAAAACACTTTTAAGAATTATGATAAGGAGCGGTACCAATCGGCTGGGGTAGAAAATATTTACGATTTATATAACTGTGATAAGGAAAACATACTTGATGAAGCACGTAAAAAATATCCCTATCTGTGGTATTTCAATATTCCGATGGAGACTATTTACCCTTTCAACAGCAAACAAGTTGACAAGGTTTTCAGCGGAGTGCTGCCGATGCCTGAGAAATCTATCGGTTATCACTGGTATGCTGGTCATCCGACAACTCAGAAATATAACAACTTGCTTAACGAAAAGAATTATAAAAAATATAATATACTATTTTCAAAATTATGCTCAGACATCTTGTTATAACACGGCTTTGGTTTGATTCGATCAAATTACTTGATCATTATCTTGATATTGCTTTGCAGACGTTTATTCCTTCGCTGAAAGAACAGACATTTAAGGATTACGAATTTGGCTTACTTTTAAAGAAAGAACACGTTGACCACGTCCGCCAACGTATTGGAATAGATTTCACACCTTTCACAGGAGGTATTGAGGGATTCAGGGAAGATGTCATAAAAGGAAATTACCAGATACAGACACGACATGACATTGATGATATAATGGCACCTACATATTTAGAAGAGATACAAAAGGTTATTAAAGCGAATAAAAATCTTGATTCGTTTGTCATCTTTGCACAACCTGTAAAGATGGAATGGCCGTCACAACAAGTGATGCCTGTTCCGGCTTATCATGCAAAACGTATCTCGATGTTTGCTACACTGTATCAGAAAGTACCTAAGTATCCTGTTTATAAAGGATCACATGGAGGTCTGTGGAAATATGCTGATAAAGTCTTTCGTCTTCCTAACGGGTTGGTTCAGTGGGTACAACACCCGGATAGTGTGACAAATGCAAGGTTAAAGCGCAAAGGAACAACCAAAGTAGGTAATATGCAACTTTATGATGAAGACCATAACTGGATTTCAGAACGTAACATAGATCCCGTGATAAACATACTGACAAGGACTTTTAAACGTCCTGAGAGTTTCAAAAAGTGTCGTGAGAGTATCCTTTCGCAGACTTACATCAAAGGTGAGGGTAAGTTCAATGACCGTTTAATGAAGATAAATCATATCGTTGGTTCGGAGGTTGATTGCCCTTATTACCCTACAATAAGACTTTCAAAGAAAGAGGGTAAGTACCTGCCGTGGAATCTTCATCTCAATGACCTGGGTAAACTTGTTAAAACAGGATGGGTAATGTATCTTGATGATGACGATATGCTTATGTCTCCTACTTCGGTAGAGGAAATGGTCGCAGAGATAGACCACGAGGATCAACTTTTGATATGGAAGGTTCGGATAAGCACATGGACGGCTCCGAACGATAAACATTTTGGTAAGGTGATAAAGAAAGGACAGGTATCTGGCATAGGAATATTATTTCACTCAAAACATCTGCCAGTACCGTGGATGGCACAACCAGCAGGTGATTTTCATGTCATAGATTATCTATCGAAGAAATTGGAAGTAAAATGGATTAATAAAGTCTTAACAGGTACTCAGGGCGAAAGGAATCATCATGGTAAAGTTCCTAAGTGTGAAATAAAGCAAGAAACGAAAGTCACTGTCGGTACCCCTACATGGAATAACGGTGATATATTCTGGCTCTCGATAGAATCGCTATGCAGGCAGAAAACGAGTTATCCGTGGGAATATATAATACACGAGTGTCCTTCGCCTAATCCCGTTGGCGAGGAGAAGATAATGAAATATAAAGATCGTCTCCGGGCTGCCGGATGCCAGAAGATAATATATATAAACAATGGTCGTAAGACAATATTATCGACAAAATGGAAACAGATAGCAGAACGGGCAAGCGGTGAGATACTTATTCTCCATGATTCGGATGACTACACTCATCCTCTAAGGATCCAGCGTACTGTAGAGGGGATAGGCAATAAGCCGTGGTATGATACACGTTATGCATGGCATTATTCTATTCCTGATGATAAGCTGATCGAATATGACTACCAGATACATCGTAATCGTTGGAAGACCGGGTTTAATATTGCCATACGTACAGATATAGTAAGACGAATCCCTGATCTTAAGAAAAGCAGCGGCATACATAAATGGATGAGTACCTATGTTAAGGATAAATATATAGACCAGGAGAAATACCCATGTGTGGCTACCACGGGAGAAAATTCCGTAAGTCTTAATAGAAGAAAACACTTTAAGCGTCCCTCTTATCCTTTTATCAGTACCACACATACACTTGATACGATAGGGTTGCCTGTAGATATTGTCAAGGCATTGAGAAAGAATACAACTATAAGCCCATTAGAAGTACATAGGGCAAATGAGAAGGTAACGGTAGTTTTCTTAAGAAGTTATTGCCGTCTATATAAAGAGGGAGAGGTAAAACGTATCCCACGACAGGCATACGATATTCTCGTAGCCAAGAACCATTGCAGGCTATTGGATGAACCTGCTTTAGAACCTGTAAATAAAGAATTATGAAAGTAGAGATAATAACAGATATAGCTATCGAACCATTAACACTTGAAGAAGTAAAAGATGCACTTAAAATCTCAGGATCGGGACATGACACTGAACTGGAGAGAATGATTACTGATGCAAGGGTTTATATCGAGAGGGCTATTGATACTTCGGTATCTGAAAGGACCTTAAAGGTTACTTCTGATATAGAACTTGATGAATTTGAGCTTCCCTTTGGGCCTGTTTCGGATTTAGTCGAGACAACCGATGCGGATGACAATTATGTTTATACTTATACAGGCGGGGACGAGACGTGCCCGGCAGATATAAAACGACTGATAATCATGTTGATAAAACACTGGTACGATATTGATGATGAGGCCGTAGCTTTACCCGCGGTTATTAAGAGAGAAATAATGTTACGAACAAGACAACCGGCATTATGAAACTAAAAACTATATTATGAAAAAATTACATGAATGGAAATATAAAAAAGTGCAAAAAGCTCATCTTATTGGGGGCGGGCCAATTTATCGAATTAGAGTAAAAAATATTTGGTGGCATTTATGGAAAACATATATTGAAACAATCGATTTTAATATAATCAAAAAAATCTTAATATATGAAACTACAAGATGAGCTGATATTGTATTCTCGCGAAAGCTCTTCAGATGGAGCAGGAGGGCAGACACCTGAAGAGTTAATCAATGTAACGACACTATGGGGTAATGTAAAGCCTCTTGTAGGTGCTATCGGGATGTCGTTTCAGCAGATGACCGGAACACAGGGCTTTGAGATAGTTATTCGCACAGATTTTGATTTCCCGCCTGATCGTCAGTATTTAGTTGGTTATCAGGGTATCTATGGAGAACAGATAATGTTAATACACTCAGTGCAGATAGATAAATATTATACTAAATTAATAGCAAGAAGTGAAAATAAATTGCCAGTTTCAACATCCTGAGAAGTTTAAACGCTACAAAAGGATGTCGAAGGAATTAAATGACAGACTACAGCAGGCGGTATCAGAGGTAACGACAAACACCTCTTTACAGGCAAGGAACATTGTTGTAAAAGATGCCGGAGTATTACAACGTAGTATAAAGCCGTTTGTAAAAGGGCTAACGGGTGAGATAGTTGTATGGGCAGAATATGGGCCGTATGTAGAATTTGGAACCGGCAGTGGAGTTAGCGTACCGGGTGAGTTTACAGATTATGCTATGCAATTTAAGGGCAAAGGGATACGGGAAGTTAATCTTCCGGCACGTCCCTATCTCTTATCTACATTTGTAAAGAACAGGGTTAAGTTTATCGCTGAGTGCAATAAAATATTAAGAAAGACTATATGAAGGATTGTTTTTTTCAATATCGCAAAGGGCTTTATGAGGCATTAAGTACACTGACATACGAAGGTGATGCCATCGAGGTATTGGAATATGCCCCTAATGACTACGAGACACCTTATATCCAGATACTTAATATGTCATCCACGCTTAATGACGATCAATCTACATTTATGCAGATGCTATCTGTGGATATAATGGTTGTAACGTCTCATGTGGGTAGTCCTGAGAAGTTCGGGTCAAAACAATCGGATGATATAATGACATCCATAATGGAGCTTCTTATTACACGGGGAGTAACACCGGCAGATGTAGCAAAACATATAACGATGGATGATTTTACTGATGGAGGGTGTCATTTCGTAGCACTTAACTACTTCCCTGATTTCGACGGGGTAAAGACAACTGTAAGGAAAGTTTTAACAATACAAACAGGAATAGATGAAAATTAATTAAAATTAATGTAAAATGGCAAAGATTAAAGGTTACAATGTAAGACTGTATTTAGGGGCTAATATTCTCGCACACACTAACGAGGTATCACTTAACCTGACAACGGATACAGAGGAATTAACAGATGCTGATAGTGGGGACTGGAAAGAATTTGGTCCTACACTCAATAGCGGTACTGTTGATACAACGGTATGGTATAATAATGCGGTAGGTGCAGGAGAAGCAGACTTTGAAGATGTGATGGATGCTTTTCTTAATCAGTCACAGCTCACCTTGACTTGTGAGATTGAGCCAGGTGTGGAATACTCAGGACTTGGTTATCTGACCTCCCTGAATCCTTCTGGTGGTACCGGAGCAGGATATGTTGCATTTACAGCAGGGTTTATCTTTACGGGTGAGATTTCATGACGGTAGAGATCGGAAAACGGTTTCGCAAGGTTGGTTTTCGCTTCGATGCCCTGTCTGTTTATCTTCTTTGTGAACAGTATGGTGTTGACCTGAATACCATGAATGAAATACCGAAAGATGAGTATGTCGTTTCGTGGTGCTGGTCGGCACATCGTTCATATTGTCTGAAGAATTATCGTAAGGCAAAGAGACTGGTTTGGATGCGTAGGTTTATCAATGGTCTGCGTAAGACGGAATGGGATAAGATCATCAAGACGATGACAGAGGTAAGAAGTGAAGGCGGTGATGATAAAAAAAAAGTTCAACCTGGCGAGAACTCTTTATCTCGGGATGGCAGGCAGGATTAAAGGAAGATGAGTTACTAAGGTTATCATTTTCACAGA